GGTAATAGATAAGACATATGATATACAGGTGAAACCCAAATATCTTGACCAGTAAATGAATCATATACTTTATTATATTCTTCATATAATGCACAGAAGTAATTGTTAAATACATGAGTATTGTTACGTGCAGCAAGAGAATTAGTAAATGAAGAATTATCTCCATTATCCATAATTGCTACACAATCACGTCTGGTCTGTACTAATGTTGATATACTTGTTTTAACATCAGAAGGATAACCACAATCAAATACAATTGAGAAATATATATTTTCTTGATCAAGTATATCATCAACCGCACTAAGACCATCTTCAACGCTAGTTAATTGTCCAAGATAACCTTGAGATAACATTTGAGTAGCAGTGGTTGTATCAAAATCTCCACTTGCATTTAATAATGATCCATCACTACCTTTCTTTAATGGAACTGGTTCTGATGATGTAAATGCTGTTGCCACTGATGTAAATGCTTTTTTAATGACATAAGTAATTTCACCAGTATCATCAAATAATCCTGTATCACCTATCCAATTTTGAGCACCACCAACAAGTCTATCATTATAAATTTCAATGTTATCATCATCTGTTCCAATAGAACCTAACCATCCACGAACTTTATTTCCTCTTTGGTCAGTTAATTCTACACAATAAGTATATGGATATGTTGTAGAAGACCAATCATTAAAATCTTGTTTAGTATCTGTTAGTATTGCAGAACCAGATCCTAAATCGACTGATACAGTACCAATTTCTTTATCATATATTTTAATTAATGTATTAAAACCAGAAGACATAATCTCATCTCCATCAATAGTCATTTCACATCTTAAAACATTTGAATAATTATTAAGTACATATTGAATCCAAATAGAATCACCTGTGCTATCTCTAACATTAGGATCAAATGAAATTTCAAATGATTCAATAATTACTTCACTTCCATCAGTTTGTTTTTCATAAACATCAAGTACATAAATTCCATCTAACATTGGATTAGCATGAGCTGTTAATCTAACACTAATTCCATTATAATACTCTCCTCTACCAATTGGAAAAAGAACACATAATGGAAATGTAGTACCAGTATCTACTAATTCAGTTCTAATTTCTGCTTTAGAATTAATATCACTTGATTGAATATATTCTAATACTACCTCAGCAGTAGAATCTGTAGGAGCAAGCTCTACATTAATTTTTAAATTTGAAAATGATGCATCATCTGGCATACATCTAATGAAGAATAATGAACCCGATTCTCCAAGATAATTATATGCACAATACATTCCTTGACCATAACTTTTTCCATATTCAGTAATGTTAGGTTCACCAAATTCAGAAATTAGTTCAGATCTACCCCCGATAAATTTTAATACGTTGTCTTCACCTTTTTTAGTAATACCACATATTAAACCAATAGTACTTGGTACAGCACCTACATAAGCGCTTAAGTCAGTAATTGTAGTATATACACCTGGTGATATTGGACTTGCCATAATGTTTCCTCCCTTAGCGGATTCTTGTTAGTTTTTTTAAAAACGAATTGTAATCTCTATTTTCTTTAGCTCTACTTTAATGTGAAAATCCTTTGGAGGTATCTCTAATTTAACCTTTTATAATTTATTTTTTTATTAGCAGTATAAGTACCAGTAAAATACTAATTGTCTTGAATCATCTTTGACAATAGTTGGAAATGTAACTATACTAAAAATATTAAATGGACCAGTATGTTCACCTGCATCACTATTAGCTGTGAATAAACCAGCTTCATTTAAATTAAATCCATTCGCATGGTCGACTGATATAGTTGTAGTAACTTTTAATATCAACCATTTATCATCATTCAAAGCATCTTGTTGAAATACAATTGAGTCTAATGGATGTTTATAATATGCACCTGCTCTATAATCGGCACATGTTATGTCGCTAGCATGTATAGAAATTTCATTTGATAAATTTGTCATATCATTAGTAGGTATGTTTGGATTTAAAGGATCTCCAATTGGAGCACCTGCATTTCCAAGACCAAACCATGATATAAATTCATCTTCATCTTGATTAATACTTGTGTTTTTTCTATTACAAATTCTTGAAGCAATCCATTCTCTTCCAGTGAAAAGAACTAAATTACTTTTTCCTACTAGTTGTTTGTTACCATCTTCGTCAATAGAATATATTTCAACATATCCTTCTGGTTTTCTAGATTTAGTACCTATACTATTAACTGAATCTTTAATACATGAATCACCATAGTTATCATTAACATTCACGACTATAGTTTCTGGATCTTTAATCTTTTTATCTTCCATTCTATAACTCCTTTAGTGATCAATACGGAACTACTTTAGCTTTTTATTTTGTTCTTATTTTTATATATGATTGGTGGTATTTATAAAAATAAGCGACTATATATATTAATATACAATATAGATTATAATTGTATAAATTAAAAGGAGATTAAAATGAGAAATTATCAATCATCTAAATTAGTTCAAGAGAACATTTCTAAAATCATTAATTCTAATAAAGAAGGATTTTGTTTAAAAGATTTAACCTCTGATACAGAACATATTGTAGGAATGGGATCTGCACTGAGATACATGGAGTTTTTGCAAGGTGAAGGGATCATTGAATTTGATAAAATAGTAAATAGGAAAAAATTATTTAAACTTGTTAAACCTATAAGTTTTGATATGTATGGTGTTCCTAGAAAAAGAAAATATTCTAAAATTGATGTGACCACTAGTAGTCAAATTAATCTTAAGAATATGTTAAAAGAAATTATAATTACTTTTGGTAAGGGTGAAATTAAATTTAAAGATGTAGCTAAAGTAATAGCTGAAAAATATCCTGAGTATAACATAAATAGTTTTGCTAATATCATCCCAAAACTAATTAAAGATGGTTTTTTGACTAGAACTAGAGTTGGTTACTATATTAACAATAAAATAGAACAAGGAAAACTTATGTATGAAATAACTCCAACCCCGCAAATAAAAGATGTCATTTATAACTTAACAAAACATTGTAATGCTCACATAAATGCTGACCAAATTTTAAGAAAATTAAATAATAAAACACCAAGAGTAGCAGTGTTAACAATTCTATCAAAAATGCAAATACAGGGAGAATTGGATAGAATTAAAAGAGGTCTTTATAAAAGAGGAAATAATAAATCTCCTGTAAACTTGCCGACTATAAGAAATTTAATTAATGAGTGTCTTGATAAAATTGGCACTAAACAATTTACATTTATAGACTTATTTGATCAATTGGATTTAGAAACAAAAAATAAAACCAAAACCGGTTCATTTCGCTCAGTATTTTATAAATTTATAAGATGTGGTGATATTATAAAAATAAAGACTGATTTATATAAAGCAGCCTCTAATGAAAAAGTTAAATCTAAACCTGAACCTGAACCTGTTGTTAAGTCTAAAGAATTTTATGATAACAGAGCTAATGAAAAACGTATCACTGTAGTTGAAACTGGTGAAGGTGTCATCGCTTATATTCAAAAACTTCAAAAAGAAAATATTAAACTATTGAAGAAATTGGAAAATGTCAATGACATTAATAATGGTTTATTGAAAAAGTCTATTCATATAGATGATCAAGAAACTAAGATAAAAGACTATTCTTCTAATTATATTCCTAAAATAGCTCATAACAATATTGTTAAAGAACTTAATAAGAAAATTGAAGAACTTAGTAAAGTAATTCAAGTTCATAATAAGGGTATCACACTATCTTCATTTGGTGCATTAAAAAATATTTCGTTAAACAAATAAAAGATATCCGGAAAAATGAGGACCCAAGCTATTAACTGGGTCCTCATGAGTCCATCTTTTATTTTTTTTGTTTGTTTTTTATGCTTGAATATTAGTACCACATTCTGGACAAAACTTTACACCATGTCTTGATTTAGTTCCACAAGTAGGACACTCTTTTTTTGTTGAAACAAATAGAGGAGTTTTAACAGGTGTATATGTTTTATCAGTTCCTTTTAGCCTAATAATAATTACACCATGATCTTCAATAGTGCCAACATGAGTTGAATTAAAATCTTGTTTCAATTCAGATCCAGGAACTGTTATACCTTCTTCAGCTTGAGGTAATTCACAAGGTCCAAGACTATCCATAGTTACATTACTTGAAATATTAGCAGATGCCATTGGTTCTGATTGTCCTACAATACCTTTAGCAGTGCCCATATCATTATGACAACCACCATACTTTACATCGGTATTACTATAGAAAGATCTATATACTGTTGGATAAGTATGTGTAGTTGTCCAAGTATAATCTACCACTCTTTCAAAACCAAACTTAATACGGATAAAACCATCATCAATTTTATCACCACGATGATCTTGGATTTTTTCTGTTTTTTGAATAAATTTGAAAGCATTCTTAACTGCATTATTAACCATAACACCTTTTAA